ATCATGCAAATGCTAGCTAGCGTAGTAGACTCATTTAGGCTATGGTCAAAGATTTCATATTAGAGCTTGGCTCTGTTTTCCCTTAATCTTGCTTTGATAGTATTTTAGAAAAACTGAGATCGTTAGATATATCTTTGATTATTCCTTAATAATAGGTAAGATATGTCAAAGTTCCAAAACAAGGCAGAGAAAGTGAACAAGAGTGGCGTTATTACAAAAGTTCTCATCAAAAATGACTTAATCTCATCTGATTTAGTCATGGAAGCAAAGGGGAATTTTATGGATTGCATAGTAGGTCCTAGGGAATATACCACACTGGTCAGTGTGACGTTCAACTATGATCCCATAATCACAGATGAATCCCATGGAAAGATAATGGTTGTAGGAGAGGATATGAGAAAATCGGGGGGAAAGGTTACACACTCATTCTTCTTTCCAACTAATAAGAGAATCAATATCTCTGCAGTCGGGTTTGGTCAAAGTAGAACATCAGACGGTTGCCCCATAAGAATAACAATGTCCAAACAGTTGTTGGGGTTAGAGCTGGACACTGTGGTTGGGGAGCTGAAGATCACTCCCCAATTTAAGTGCTCTGTGAAAATACCAGATCCGATTGCTTCTTATTTGTATAGTATAGATACAAGGCAGAAGTGTTCACCAGTCAACTTAAACGGGGGACAAAAGAAAATTGGAAACATTCCAGTTGAAGAAGAGATTGTTTGAACAAATACAGCAGCTTTCTTGTATGCCTGTGTGCGTAAGAAAGAGAATAAGCCTTGCATGTGATGGCGTTTGTTGTGTGCTTCTTGTCGTGTGTTTTCAGATCTCTTGATCTTATGAGTGTTATGAGTATTCCTCATCATAAGATTATAAGTTGTTATACTTTCTAATGATGAAAGATCCAGTGAGTATTTAAATAAAACTGAGATCTCAACAGTAGATAGCTTAATATCAGTCTGAAGGCAGATTTGCATAAATAGAAAGTTAGCATTGATCATTATCGAATATATCGTAATGGCATCAACTCTCAGGTTCTTATGTGTAATGTGGAATGTAGAGTTCTACCAAGAGTGCGATGATAGTTATGAAGATGTCGGGATTTCAGAGAAGGTAGTAGAGGGGATAATAAGAAAAGCAGACCTTGGAGAAATTTCTAGCCGAGTGTCTAGACTCCTATTCTGGATTATCGATACTGCTCACGACAAAGGTTGTATGACAATGTTGAAAAAGAGAACTCTTAGTGTTCATTTTCAAAATGCCACAGTATACTGGTTCCAACCTATGGCTTTCATGATAATAAAATACATTGGAGAAGAGTTTAAGCAAGTTGAGTTTGCAGCTGAAGGAAATGCAATCCGTACTAATGCTGGAATTCCAATTGCTAAAACATCTGTGAAGATCCATAAATGCCAGATAAAAGAGGTGACAGAAGAGATTGCTCAGATTGCATGTAGAGAGAATCCGGGTTTTATAATTCATACCATGTATAAGGAAGAAAAAGCTGCCCCGAAAGTAATCCCTTAGTGGGATGGACCTGCATGACACCACTTTATCAATATTTAAATAAAACTGAGACCTTTATGTTAATAACCTCAATACTAATGGGTATCTCTTTCTATCTTCTCCTATTGACCATGTTGTCAATAGACTCACATCTTGTTTACGGCTTTTCCACTTATAGTTGTAGGGATGTGGCAGAGGGACCTTCAGTAGTCCAGTGCCTCCAGGAGTGCACCAACATGACACAAGGAAAACAGATCTCCGTGAACATCTACAAGCAAGTATTTGAGAGTAACTTCTCGGTCTTTAGCTGTCAACGCATAAAGATTATACAAGAGTTCACTGAGACGTGGACCTTCTCTAGAGTAGAGGGTACAAAGATGACACTCATTAGCCCAGGGGGTGATTCTGAATGTAGAGAGATTATCAAGAAAGAGTGCACAAGTTCTGCATGTTTTTCTTATGGACCTCAGCTGGTTCCAGAGTACAGATACGCCCAAACTGTTACAAAGGAAGTGTCTTACTTAGCAATCACATCCTTCAACACTACCGGGTTTAAATCTTCTAAAGAGCACTCTGGGAGTTTGATCATAAATGGAAAAAGGGTTGATGCCTCCTCCATGAGTGTGACTGACTCTAACTCGAGATACCTATGGAACAATCCAGTTATATCTGAAACCTGTCTATGGGATGAGCCTCTAACTACTATCAGTTGCTTTGAGAGCACTGACCAAGTAGTATGTCCGAGAGCCGGCATTGTCTTAACTAATTCTGTCTCACTTAAATCAACATGCAAACAGATGATAATGATAGACTCCTCAGGAATCGTTTTCTCTGTTGGAAACAATCCTCCAAATGAGTATTATCCTGCTATATTGCAGACAGTCGAAATAGGGCTGAAGACTGCTATAAAAGCCACTAGATACTCATTTCTGATACGAG